AGCGTTTTACGCCATGCCTTAACCCGTGCCTCGCGGTCAAGGATAGCCGCACGCTCTTCCCGTGTGGTTGTCTTACAATCCAGTTGTGTGCCGACAGCGGCACGGCCACCATTAGCTGTGCGCATGGCGATACTCTTCCTTTTCTGCCATACACCAGCTTGCGATAGGATCAGTCAAAATCCACTGCTTCCCATCAAGCAAGGCGTTATGTGGGTGCATGTACACACCGGCGCCATAATCTTTCATCGGGGCTAGGAACTCCCGTACTTGTCGCTTGAACCGGCGTTCTGCTTTGGTACCGGAATCCTTACGCTTACGTTTCACCAAAGCCATTGTGTCCCAGCACATTACGTTGTGCTTGACTGGCTCTAAACTGTGAGAGCTGCAAGCGTCCTCGATAAGCCCGCCGCCTGCGGCGTTCCAGCGCTCATGCTCCTTACTCCAATTTCCGTTAGCGGCAGCAGGATCAGTGTACAGTGGTAGCACGCACCAAAACACATCCTGTTCGTCGCCTCCGTGTGCCAATACTTCTGGCATCCAACGCTTGCGTCTAGCTCCCAACCGAGCTACAGCCCGGATGTACTCAGGATAACCATCGTACCGATCCCGGCACACCTTGAGGACCAAGCCCGGATACTGGTCAAGCGAGAACGCAACGCCAAAGTTGCCCGAGCCAAGCACACGCACCGGAAACGTCGTGTGTTCGCAGCGTTCGAAGAAGTCTGAGCCGTTGTCTTTAACCAGACGGGCAAGCGCAGCCATTTCAAGATCGAACACAGTTGCATCTTTTGGAAGGAAACGAGTAAGCATGATAAGCCCCTATCAGTAGCCATAATTGGCATGTAGTAAACCAGCGAAGCGCACCATGCAAACCCGTGCGCTTGACTTCTTTACTGCGGCGTTCTTAATTGGGTCTAGAGTTCCCGCTTCACGCCAAACCCGAGGCGCATCCAGACCACATCCGGGCCACCCGGCGTATGATTGAGTTCCCGCACTACCTCACGGAATCCCCACTTGTGATACAGGCGCTCAGCAGGCCCAGCGTACACGTCAAGGCGTTCGGCGCCATCACTGATAGCTTGACGCAGCATCCAGTCCCCGACGCCGCCACGGATGTTATGGAAGGCCAGAAGCTCGCCATTCAGGACGACGTATCCACCGACCTGCTTGTTTCCCTCATATGCCAACCGCACAATGCAATTGTTCTTGAAGAAGCGTACCAGATCCGCACGATGGCGATCTGTATGCCGCTGTAGCTGCTCAGGAGCGCTGTAGCTGGACGCTACGGTGGTAGGGCCATGATATATGCGGTCGAACTCTTGCGCTACCCTGAGCACGATGTGAGGCGTGCTAGTGCAGGCACTGTCGATCTGGGCAGCACGCTTGCCAATATCGTCGCGGCGTCGATTGATCCCCAGCGCATTTTGGAACTGGTCAATGCTTGCGGACAGAATGACTTGCATGGCTTATTCCTCGAAGGCCGGTACGGTGGCAAGGACGGTGGACACACGCCCGTTGTTCTGGGACTCGATAGAATCCCCGGCTACACTGCCGCCCACAAAGGTGGCATCAGGTGCAACGATGATGTTTACAGCGCAGCCCTGCAAGAAGACCAAGGCGGCAAACGTACAAGCAAGAATCGCGGCTACTTTCATTTCGGTGGTCCTTAATTGGGTTCAGAGTGCTCAGCGCACAAAACGTATCGGTGTGTATTCGGCGCAAGCAGAGCCGGACCATGAATCATGCAACATCACGGCGGCTAGATGCACGCTTGCTACAGCGATTGACGCAGGGCGCCAACCTCTGAAAGTTAATACCTGTACCATGTGACCTCAATGCCGGGCAAACCAGCTCACTGCTACGATGCAGAAGAAGAAGAACAGGATATCCGGGAGGTACGTCATGGCAGCATACCGCCGGGCTTGACGTACCACACTGTCAGGAAGGGCACCACGTTCACGCACAGGCGCTTATCACGCTTGCTATGGTGCCACCCTATCCACACAGCCCGCCAGTTCCACAGCAAGCCCACACGAGTCTGAGAGCGAGCGGCTGGCATAGATTCCCGGCGAGCTGGCCGGAAGGTGCCGTGACCGGGCACCCATTCAATCAGACGCTTCACAGCGAGGCGAGCGACAATGCCCGCACCTTAGCAAGCAGGTCAGCTCCCTTGACTTCGCGGGTTGGATCAGACGCAGCCTTGTCCGCTTTGGAAAGCAATGCACCCAACATCGCAGCGAAGTCAAACGCTTGATCAACCATTGGCTCAGGCTTGAAGTCATACCACGGTTTGAGCTGCGCCCCGGCCAGATCCGTGCTGCGCTTGTGGTCGTAAGAGAAGGGCATGGCCTTTTTGGTCTTCGGGTCCACGTTAGCGATAACTCGGCCGAACTTCAAGCACCACTCAGCCAGCGCCAGCTTGCGAGAGCCTTTAGGCATACCGGCGTACAACTCGTTTAGCAAGGTGACGTTGCCGTGAAGGTCGATGTGATTAAGCACACCTACCGCCGTGCTTTGGATCAGATCATCCAGACGCTGCCCGGACTTGGTTATTGTAGCGATAGCCGAGCGGATAGCCTCTTGGCCGATGATGATAGTGCCAGTGCCTTTAACGATTGCGATTTGCTTAGTCATGGTTAAATCTCCGTGGTGCATAATTGGGTTAAGAGTGCCCAGCTTAGATGCCGAGCCCTTGGTTATTGCGTGCCGTCTGGCCTTTCATGATGCGCTGATGTTTACCATCGCGGCCAATGACAGCCCGCTTACTAGCCTTGCCCTTCGCTGCCTTAGCGTCCCATGCACCGTCCGCAGTTGCAGCCGGATCAGTGTCGTAACGCACCTCACGCATTTCTCGTAGCTTACGGCGAGAGGTTACAGTGTTGTCAGCTTGTAGCTTAGCTACCAATTCGAAGTGGTGCTTCGACGCAGTAAGCATACGGTCGAACGTGGTGAACCTGTCCGATGTTACAGCCGGTATCTTGCGCAGCTCTCGCTGTATCTTAACCTTACTACGGTCAAGCACACGCTCAGCCTTTGATACAGTTGCATGTCTAGCCATGTTTACGATCCTCTTCAATCAGTGCCTTTGCCTTGCACACTAATGCACGCCGGTTATCCCGTGCAGTGCGGGCTGTCGTATTCCATACGTCGAAGCAGTTCCAAAGTGTCATGATGTTAACCCTCGGCAGTTTCTTATGTACTCGATGCAAGTACATAAGGAACCACCGTGGTATTGGTCGGTCCCTGATACTACCTCGTTCTTGCTTATCCTCTAGGTTATCCTCACACGGCTCCCGTGCTACCTTCGCCTAGTATCTGCATGGCCTTGTTCAATCAGCCGAGACTAGTATCCAACATTATTGCTTAAGACGTTTCCGCCAAGCTCTGACCCGAAGGCCGCACCAGTTATTTCCATGGTAGCTCAGTTGCATTTGAGCCTCTTGCACTACCAACCGTGAAGTTGGATTAGACGCCGTGCCTTTAGGAGCGTCGATTAGATCCGCTAATCCCGTCGTACCTTCGATTCCTAGAGCTACCAGCTTCGCTTAACTATCAGTTAACCAAACCTAGACGCTTGTCGTACTACGCGGCTGATACCTACCGTTGTAACCTTGTGTAAGCCTTGTTGCTTGGTTCACATTCTACACTATCTGCTTAGCTTGTCAAGCTTACTCGTTACATCCGCTCAGTCTGACTTGTTAGCTTGTGTACTTGTGAAGCCGCATCTTGTCATAACTAGTCGATCATGTCAACCGCTTGTTTAGGTGCCTGAGTGAGTGCCTTACGGTCTTATCTCACTACCCTAATCCTCTATCGTATCCCTATCCCTTGCATCATTGAAGATACAGATAGGAAGATTGTCAAGGCTAGTACACTAGCAGTATCAATCGACTTAGTTATTAAAGAGCGTTTGTTTCTTGTCGCCTATCTTACAGCGTATCTTTGATCTGTCAAGCCTTTGTTTCTATCTGGGCCAGCTTGCCGTGTTGCTAGTGGCTTGCCGTCTCAGGTGGCCCATTCTATACAGTCTTATCAGTCTGTCAATACCTTATCTCTTCTTATCTGTTAGCTATCTGTATCGTAGGTTAGTCATCCTTCTCTTATGTATGTAGGTGCGTGGATAACATAGTCCTTCTGTATCGTCTATAGCTGTCTGTATCGTCTGAGGTTAGCATGATGGTCTGTCGTGGTGGTCTGAGGCTTGGTCTGTCCTCTTGGTCTGTCATCCGGGCTTGTGATCTTAGTCTCTTCTTCTGGCTTAGACAGATACGGATCTTCTAAGCATTCTACAGAACGTTTCCTGTAGCTATAGGCGGCCAATTGATTAGGCCAATGAATACAGGCCCAAACCGCTATCAAAGAAGCCATAAAGAAGCCATAAAGAAGACAGTCCGTCCTCTCGCCTGCCCACTTTCACCTCTCAGCCGTTCCCGGCCCAAATCTATATCAGCGCCAGCCTTCACCTTTGTCGCGCCTCCTGCGCCCTCTCAGAGCCTCTCAGCCTGTATTGACATTGCCGACTACCTTGTGCTATCGCGTAGCACACATCGTGCCGTGTACCGTTCGTCGGGAGCTATTGACAGCGCCGTTGCCGGGCCTCATACTGACCACCTCGACAACGGACTAGCAGGTGAAACCATGTGACGACCAACCCAAACTCAGCGAGGCCCAGCCTACATGGCGCGAGGCCGTTGGGGGAATCCAGCGCTCTTAGAGGTCCGAGGGACTCCTCCCGTAAGGATAACATTTTTGGGTCAGACTTCCTCTTCCCATTCCAGAGAGTACATCCCAGTTGTAGTGCCAGTAACCACAATCTCAAAGTAGTACGTCCCAGCCGGTAAGTACCGCCGGTTAACCACCTGATCTGCGTTCCCAGATCCACCACCTGATGTAGAGCTATCTGCACGCAGGACTTCTCGCTCTACGCCACCAGTAATCGTACCACCAGTGCTAAAGGTAGCGAATCCCGGAGCTTCTCCGCCGACAGTGTTAAGCCCGAACTTCGTTGACATACCTGTGAACGTGCCACCAGCAGTCCCGCCTGTACGAATAACCATACGAGCAGCACCTTGGCCTGTCCAGAGACGCTGATACGTTAGGTAAAAGTTCTTGGTGATAACCATGCGTATAACCGTGTTAGCCGAGAACTCCCGGTACGCACGGAACTGCCGCTTATCAAAGAGCGCTAGCACCTTATCTGTTACGCTTAACGATCCATCATGCGAGCGTAAAGACGTAGTGGCGTTAGTTTGTAAATTACGACCTGTACTCATTTCTGCACCTCGGTTTGTATGCCATTTCTGGCGTTGCAGGCCACCACTTCGGCATCGTAGTCCGCCAAGGCTCTGTACACCCCGGCATCCGTCGATACATCAACGAGGGGCCGGTTGCACGGGGACCACACTTGCAGCGCTGGTAGCGCATCTGAGGGACTTGCACAGCCCATCAACGACAGCGACAGGAGTCCGGCGCTTGCCACCATCAGGTAGGGCGACCAGAGCTTGCTCAAGCGCATTTCGATTCTCCTGTGCGGCCTTGGAAGCAGCCGCTGTAAGGCGTTGGATACTGTCCGTGCGGGCGCTCAGGAGGGCCACCACGGCTTTCTGTTGGTCTATGAGGGTATTGGCCTCTCCTAGATCCTTGCGAAGCGCTGTGAGGCTCTGATGCTGTATCCAGAACCCAGCTAGCGCCAGCATAGCCACTAGGGCCAATGTGCTGTATAACCGAAGCATTAGTACGCTCCTGATGCGAATAACGTTTTCTCGTCCATGCGCCGGGAGTAAACCCCATAGCACTGATTAACGCGGATACGGCATTGAATCTTGACGCCCTTGCGTGTGCTGAACGTCCAGCGGTCGAATTCCTTAGTAGCGCCAGCGTAATCACCCTTGTTCAAGAGCTTAAGCAAGGTGCTGGAGCGGAAGTTCCCGATGCCAACGTTGTAGGTAAAGCTAACGAGCGCGTCGAATTGGGATTGTGTGAGGGGAACCAGAACGTATTTATTGACAGCGGCTTCGAACGTGGCAACATCTTCGCCAAATAGCCGCTTGCATACGTCGAGGGAGTATCGCTTACCAACAACAGCGGTCCTTGTGTGCCCGTAACAAGCCGTAGGGACGCCAACTGTGTCGAGGTAGCCCGTCTGCTTAAGTTCTTCATGAACCATCAGACCGCCAGCCCCAACAGCAGAGAGCGTCATTACGACCCGTAGGCCCGTGGACCGCACTAGATTACCTAGAGCGGCCATACGTTATCCTCAAGCAGTGACAGTGATAGCCACGGTGTCAGTGAAGCCACCAGCAGTCACGGTGATAGTCGCGGTGCCGACAGCAACGAAGGTCACAAGGCCGGTGGAGTTAACGGTAGCCTTGGTGATGTCGCTCGAAGCGTAGGTGCGGATAGGCAGGATAGCGCCAGAAGGTACAGCAGCAGTGCTAAGCTGAGTAGTGCTGCCCACGGCCTTAGAGCTAGTAGCCGGGGTTACGTCGATGCCAGTAAGTTCAAGAGGTGCAGCAGCAGTAATAGCAGCAGCGCAGGCGGTGAAGAAAGCCAACAGCTCAGGCGAAGTACCACCGCGAGCGCCGCGCATTTCAGCAGCGCTAATGGCTTGGGCCGAGATAACACGGAGTTCTTGGGACAGGCGCAGGTGACCGGGGGATGGCAGATTGGAAGCTCTCATCGTTTCATTTTCCTTGAGTTGGGATTGGCAAATTGCCGGACGCCACGTCGAGCAGCGTCAGTACAGCGATTGTGCGACAGGGGATCTTGCATGAACTTCACAAGCTCCTGATCCCGTTGCAATTGGGCAACCTTAGCCGAGTCCTGCGCGATAGCGCCGATGAAGTGTCCCACGGCGATGCTGAGTGCGTCGAGCCGGTCGTCTTTGACCAGAGCGCCTCTGTCGCGTGTTAGCTTGATGAACTGGTGCATAAGGGTAAACAGTTGACGCTTGTCGCTAGGCAGGCCCACAGTGCTTTCCCAGTCTCCGAGAATAACCTCTTCGTCGAAGATAAGTGCGCCACGGGCTGCAATTGGCTCCAGAGTGTCAGCGATACGCTGCTCTTTCTGGCCTGTGCTGTATGTCTCTTGGACGGCGCAAGTCACGCCAGCAGCCCGCAGGAGCGGGAGCAGCACTTGTGTGAAGGCACCGTGCCCCATGTTCTTCTCTACGAGGATCACATCGGGATTCCAGCGCTTGCAGTACGCCACCATGTCGCTCAGCGTCTTCTCGTCGAAGCCACCACGAACTGCTGACACACTGCGCACGAAGACATTACCGGCGAGTTGGTCGCATACTGCGAGGCCAGTCTCGTCGCCGTTCTTACCTCCGCCAGCAGGGTCAATTGCAAGCACCCGGCCCGCAGGCTTCATCATTTCCGCGCCGACCAGCGACGGGATACTGCATTGGAACTTGAGCGAGCCAACTTGGTACGGCCGCAGATACTCCGCTGTCATGCCCCTTACGAGGTGGACAGGGAGCTGCTCGCCCAGACGCATGACGATGATGTTCGCTGCCTTCAAAGGGTAGCGCTCAAGGTCGCTCAGGAGCGTGCAGAGCATGTGCTGTAGCTGGAAGTATGCTGGCCCTTGCTTGCTCTCCTTGGAAAGCAGGGTGGCCTCTCCAAGCAGCTCAGGGTCAGTAGGATGCCCGCTCTTGCCCGTAGGCCCCGCGCCGTAGCGGAGGGAAGGGTCAGCGACCATGCGTTGTCGGATGTACGGAGCCAGATGCTCGCCGTACCCCGCCTCTTCCTCGATTGTTGGGTAGCGCCCCGGCCAGATGCGCAAGCCGAAGCCGGACGCTGGTAGGGTGTTGTAGACGGAGCTGTCGGACTGCGGCGTGCCGAGGAAGATCACCCGGCCCACTTTCTCCACGTTGCCAGCCTCGCCCACGCGGTCAACAGCAATGGACGAGAAGTCACGGAGCTGTTGCATCAAGAGTTCGCGGTTGGTAGCCGTGCGGGAGTTCTTATGGGACTCCACGTCATCCGCAATCAGGAGGTCAGCACGCTTACCTTGGAGGTTGCCGCCGATACCGATACACGCAACAGACGGGGACTTATCCACGCCTTTCAGGGAGTAGTGAACGTCGAACTTCTCAACGGATACCCGGTCGCCCTTCTGTTGGTCAGGGCGTAGGCACGCCAGCATTTCCATGTTCAGGATCAGCCGGACGATAAGGGTCGAGATTTCGTTAGCCTGTGTGCCGCCAGCCGAGATAATCAGCACTCGGGCACGCGGGTCTTGAATGAGTGTCCACACAGCGAAGAGCGCTGTGATCGTGGACTTCGCCTGTGAGCGCTGAGCTTGCACCATCAGGTCTTTTGGGCCGTACTCTAGGTAAAGGCCGATGTCTTTCTGTATCGCAGTCGTGGAGAACCCAAGGAACTTCATGCCCACAATCAAGAAGGGCAGGAAGTTACTAAAGGTCTTCTGCAACAGCGCTAACTGAGAGTGCCGTGGCGTCAGAGGTTGTGTCATTGCAGGGATGCCCCCATCCAACCTTGGGCGTCTTGCATGATGGCGTCAAGCTCAGCCTGATTCACACCAGAGCCTTTGAGGTCTTTAGCCAGTTGCTCACCCAGACGGGCGAGGTCTTTGTCACCACCGGGCTCGGCAGTAACGTTGTTGTCCTTAAGGAACGCACGAAGAACCGCGAGGTCGTTAGAGGTCAACGGGATGTAGCCTTCGTCGTCGAATGTTAGTTCAGCGGCTGCGAAGCGATGCTCCCAATACTTGGTGAACATTTCATGCAGGCCACCTAGTCGATCAGAACTAGCTGCCATTGGTCTTCCCCTTCTTAATGCGGTCGTAGAAATAGAACCCTGCTTGCACAACGATCCAAAGCAGAGTGGCCCATTGAACGGCTTCTGCTACTGGAAACGAAGAGAACCAGTGCGTGTAACTGGCACCGGCCACTGTGAGCGGAGGCGCATTACGAATGATGGCATCCGGCACAGTGCTGGTATCCATGTGTTACTCCTGCAATTGGTTTACTTGACGAGTGAGTTCTGCTAGTTTAGCTAGCAGCTCAGCGAGTGTTGGCGGTGCTATAGTCGGGGCGACGTACTCGGCTGGGGTGTTTCCATTGCC